CGACAATGGAGAAATATTATACCGTGGAGAACACTACACAAAGAAGACTAAGGAGGTAATCATGTAATGGAATTTTATACGGATGAAGAAAAAGCAGCATTAAGTATAATAGAAAATAGAGACTTAGGGTTTAAACCCTCTGTCTCGATATATTTATTAGCTAAACATTATTTATATGTAGAAAATCTCAGTAGTGAAGACACTGAGAAGGCAATAATTGATTTTATAAAAAATAAAACAAAAATTAATTACAAGCCATCTCATTGGGAAAAATGTATTTCAGGTAATATTGAGAGAGCAAAGAAATTTCCTCAAATTAAAATTGATACTATTATAGTAACTAAAAGTGAGATAAGTAAAATTCAAACACTGAAAAGTAAACCCTTACGGCGTTTAGCTTTTACTCTACTTTGTCTGGCGAAATATCGTAATAAAGTAACTGGAACAAACGACAACTGGATAAATTGTCCAGTATATCAATTATTTAAATTAGCTAATATCGCAAATAGAACTCAGGCAGAAAGATTATGCATGTTAAATGAGCTATATAAACTAGACATGATTAAATATAGTAAAAAGAATACTAACACAAATGTATGCGTGACCTATGTTGATAATGCCAATGAAGTTGCCGTTGAAGTAAAAGATATGAGAGAATTAGGCAAAGAGTATTCACTTTACTGTGGAGAGAAATATATAAGATGTGTAAAGTGTGAAATACTTTTTAAGCCCAAATCCAATACATAAAAATATTGTAAGGACTGTGCTAAATACCAACCAATAGAAATAAAAACAATAACGTGCTGTGATTGCGGTAAGGAGTTTGAAACCGATAGTAGTTCTCGTGCTATAAGATGTGAAAGTTGCCACAGAAACGCCATATTGCTCAAAAATAAAAGATACAATAAAAAACGAAAAAACATCAAAAACTAATCTACGACTATCTCATTTCAAATAGGGTTAAGCCTTAATATGCCTCAAACCACATATTTACGTTGATTCAGCAATCGACAAGGAAAACTTGGTGCAATCTTATAAGTGATATATAAATACAAACGCCACGCTATCTGCCACGTGAAACGTGTGCAGTATAGTGGCGAATTAAAGATCAAATCAATAAACGTCGAGAACTGGGCGTTATACTAACATTAAACAAACAATAGTGAGTTAGTTAGTGAAAGTCTGTAGATACTTATATTAATAGTTAAAATGTTGTAATTTACGAAAGTAAATGAGAGTTTAAAAGCGGTATAAGAGAAACAGAACCTGCCAAGCTTTAGCTTGTGCAGAGGTTCAGTAAAAACAAAAACAAAGGAGATGACATATATGCCAAGAAAGCTCAAAGTTGCTGAAGCCCCTAAAGTTGAAAAAGAAACGTATATTTGTCATTGTTGCTTAAAGTCTAAAAATGAAGATAATTTCTTTACAAGCAAATGGAGTAAAGTTTGGAATGATACAAATAAAAAAGTTTTGTTTTGTAAAGATTGTATTCAAACCTTAATGGATGAATATACTGCTCGATATGGTGAAAAAACAGCTTTAATTATATGTTGTTCTTTACTTGACGTTCCTTTTTACGGGGCATTATATCAAAGTATTATCAATAATAATTCATTTTTCAATGTAGGTTTATATCTCAGACAACTACAAATGAGACAACATCAATACAAGAATTTTTCAAATTGTATTACAGATGGTGAACTTTTAAAAACAGAAAGAGAATTTAAAGAAGAAGTTGAGTCTAAATGGAACAAACAAGATAAACAAAATATGAATTTTGCTATATCTGTTGTTGGGTATGATCCATTTGATGACTGCAATATGACCGATAACGATAGAAGATATTGTTTTAATATTCTTGCTGGATATTGTGATGTTGATGGAATTAAAGATGATGGGCATAAGATCCAAAGTGTAGTCCAAATAACTCAGAACCAACTTCAGATTAGAAAACTTGATGAAATGATAAACCAAGAACTTCTCGCAAACCATCCTGATGAGAAAAGAATTAAGGAACTTACATCTACAAAAAAACAACTACAAGACAGTATGTCAAAGATTGCCCAAGACAATAATCTTTCTTCGGCTTATAACGCTAATTCCGGGGTAGGAAAACATACTTTGTCAAAGAAAATGAAAGAAATGCTTAAAGATGGATATGAAGAAATTAGAGTAAATTTATTTGATATTCGTACATCAGAAGCTATGAAACAAGTAGCCGATTTAAGTAATCAGAGTATTCTTGAGCAACTAACGTTTGATGCAAATGATTATACAGACATGTTAAAAGAACAAAGAGAATTAATAAAAAAACTTCAATCTGATACTGATAGCTTAGAAGAAGAAAATAGAATGTTGAAAAACAAAATTATTGATTTGGAAAACAAAAAGAAGAAAAAGGTTGGTGGGTAAATGGAATTTTACGTACCAATGACCGATGTAGAATTCAGTCAAAGAAAACTTGAAGAGTATGCTAAATTTGAAAAGATAATTAATTGGGGAAGACAAAATCCTATCAGATTCTCAGAAGAGTTTTATGGAGTAAAATTAATCGATTATCAAAAATGGTGTTTTATGCAAACATGGGACAAACCATTTGCTTTATGGTTATGTTCACGAGGAGCTGGGAAAACTACATTAGCAGCTGTTTATCTTCAAACTAAAATGTTACTTATTCCAAATTATAATGTTTTTGTTTCAACAAACTCTTTAGCACAATCTATAGATTGTTTCAAAAAGATAGAAGATTTAGCTTTGCAAAGAATTCCGTCATTTAAAACAGTAACAGATATTTTTGCAGAAGAAGTTGAAAGGTCTGCAAATAGTGAGACTGGATTTTTACATAATCCGGCTGGACATTCATTTAAATTATATAATGATTCTAGTTTGCTTACTTTGTCTACAAATCTAAATGCCATTCGTGGTAAGCGTGGATCAGTATACTATGACGAAACGAGCTGGCAGACAAGGGAGAGCATGGCTACTACAGAACATTTTGCTGACGTAGATTCTAGTTTTGGATTAGGTGTGAATAAAGTTAAATATAATGAACCAACTCAGATGCCTTTGCAATTATTATATTCTTCTTCGGCAGGAGATGTAACGTTTCCTTTTTATGAGAAATATGTATCATTTGCAAAGAAAATGTTTTTGGGAGATAGAAATTATTTTGTATGTGATTTAAATGCAAATACTGTTGTTGATTTTTCTACTGTTGATGGAGAGAAAATAAAATCTCATTTAACCAAAGCACAAATTGACAAAGCAGTAGAAGAAGATCCTGAACTTGCAGACAGGGAGTTATTTAATAAATTTAGAACAGGGGCAGGACAAAACGCAGTTGTTAAAATGGATGTTATTGTACGAAATTCTGAAGTAAGAATTCCTTTGTTATATAACGACACAGGAAAGAAAAAATTTATATTTTGCTACGATCCGGCGAGAAATTACGATGGATCAATTTTAAGTATATATCAAATAATGGAAAGCAAAGAGATTGGATATTGGCTTCAGGTTGAAAATGTTATTTCTATGATTGATAGTGAGTCTAAGAACAAAACACCTCTTCCAATGCCACAGCAATTAGATACTATCAAAGAAAATATGATAAAGTATAATGGTGAAAGGTCGGCAGAGTGGGAAAATATTGAGTTTTATGTTGATTCTGGCGCTGGTGGTGGTGGGATAAGTGCAATATGTGACCAACTTATGGATGATTGGTATGACAAACAAGGCAATAAACATCGTGGAATTATAGATCCTGAACACAAACAATACGAGACTGCACGTAAAAAATACACTAATGCAATGCCTATTGTTCATTTAATTGATCCACAAGGATATAAAAAAATAATCTATGATGCACTGCAAAAAATGGCGTTACTAAATTTAATTAAGTTTACTGATTATGATAAAAAGGATTATTTAACTTTATTGAATTTAAAAACAAACGAATTTGAAGAATATTCATTATCTTATGATGAAAAATTAGCATTATTAAATATAGAATTAATGAAGATTGAAACATCTTATATGTGTCGATATGATACTCCTAATGGTGGGGTTCAATATGAACTTGCAAAAGACAAGAAGGCTATGCACGATGATAAAGCCTATACATTAGCTATGGGGGCATATGCACTTGCAAAACTAAGAAGAACTGATTTGTTAGAATTAAAAACTAAAAAACGTTCATACACAGATGTTCCATCTTGTATTTCCACAATTCAATTTTAAAGAAGGTGAGTAAAATAAGTGAAGAAAAAGATTTTGACATAATAATAACCAGTGATATTCCGCAGGAAAACACAAAAATATTAACAACGTCAGAGATGGGTAAAGAATGGCTTGAAACAGCAATGCGAAATTACGATGCTAAAAACACTGCTTATTCAGCTTATCTTAACGAGTTATCTATTACTTCTCCCGTAGTAACAAAAGAGAAATTAGATATGCTATCTATTGATCCGCAAGCAAACCTACTAAAAATTCTTGAGATTAATGATATTGCAAGGACATATGTTAATAAAGACTGGATTATTGGTAAAGTAGCAGAGGTTTTAGAATCAAATGTAAACTCAAATTTCAAGCTATCATACAGTAGTTTTGATGGAAACGAAAAAAAAGTTAAAGAATTAGAAGAATGTAAAAAGATAATTAATGAATTTAATAAATCTATTAATTTAAGAAATCTTATCAAGTCGTCAGTCCCAACTACATATATAGAGGGAAATTATATATTTTACTGCCGTGGAGAAAAAACAGGATTATACACATATACATGGTATCCTTTAGGCGTGGTTGAAATATCTGATTATGATGTTAATGGTGAGCCACAAGTTATAATTAATATGCGTGAGCTTTTAACACGACTTAGAAAAACCATTAAAAGAACAAGGAAGAATAAGGCATTATTCTTTGAAAAACTAGAAGAAGAAATTAAGGCAAACTACCCTCCTGAAGTTTTAAATGCTTATCAAAACAAAGATGACTATGCAAAACTAGACAGAAAATGGACAGGCGTAATGAGGGTTAATAGACAAAATCGAAAGTATGGTTTAACCCCAATATTTAGAGCCTTATACCCTGCTTTAACTCTTGAGCAGTTTGATACCACAGATAATATAAACTCCAAGGCAAAAGCAAAGAAGATTATTGTACAAACTCTTAGAAAAGAATTGATGGGGCAAGGCGGGACAAATGAGGCTTTTGAACAGCAAGCGTGGGCACATGATAACCTGATGCAAGCATTTAAGCAAAAAACTGTTCTTGTTACAACGCCAGCTTTTGTTGAAAAACTTGAGTATGTTGAACCGTCAACTCCTAACACTGATACTGAGACAGTAATGAATTATGTCAATCGTGAACTTTCAACTCTTGGAATATCATTCTTAATGAGTTCAGGAAGTACAGGTGCAAGCGTTGCAAGCATTTCACTTGATCAGCTTATGAAAACAATTAATTCCATCTCAGAACAGCTTGAATATATTATGGAGAGATTTTACAAAAATATTTTAGAGGCAAACGGACATAGTTCAGAATTTATACCAACTATCCGTGTTCTTGATAGTGAATTATTAGAGATGGAAGTCAAGCAAGAGCTTGCAAAGTTATTGTATTGTAATTTTAATGTATCACTTGAGACAGCATTGTCTATTCTTGGTTTTGATGTTAATGATGAAAAAGCAAAGCGCCAAAAAGAAAATAAAGAAGGAATGGATGAAATATTCAAGGCACATGAAAGCCAGTTTACAAAAAGTAGTGTCACAGATAATAAAGCCGGTAGACCTGATGGGAATAAGATAGATACAAAGGACAAACAGAATTATGATGAACAATATAATACAAACGCAAGAGTTTGATTGTCCTTGTTGTGGAGAAAAATTTAATATTCAGATATTAGAGAGTGGTGAAATTATCATCACTCCTTTTATTTTGCTGGAAACAATTGAAAAGGTGGATGGTTATGAATTTGGTTGAGAGGTGGTGAAATAAATGGAAGATAATAAAATTCAATTATCAAGTCAGACTTTAGAATTATCAGAAACTAGTACTTATATTGAAATGACTAATAGGCTTTGTTATTATGGCGAGCCAAATCTCAATGGTATAGTGTTACCTGTTGATACAGCATCGGATATAGCTGAAACTCTTATAGATCAGCCTGTTGTTGCAAAATATAAAACAATTAAAGGCAAGCCGGATTTAGGCGGTCATGAGGTTTCAAAATTGCCAAATGGTGAAGTTAAGTTTGGAACTGAATTTATAGGTGTTCATACGTCAGTTGAAGTTAAAGATGACACTGTAGAAGTACAAGGTGTAGAAAAGACATTACCTTGTTTATTTGCAACGTGCAAGATATGGAAAAGAAATTCAAACATGGTGACAGCGGTAAAAAGATTGTTTTCTGAAGGTAAATTATTTTCATCTTGGGAAATTCTCACTTCTAGTTATGAAGTAAAAGATGGATTAAAATACGTTAAAGATTATGTTTTTGAAAGTAATTGCCTTTTGGGGAGTAAAAGTTTTCCAGCATTCGGTAAATGTGCAACTGCTTTAACCC